TACATTATATTTACCTATTAAATATTTATATGGATCTAGTAATGGTGCCATCTTAAAAAAAACTGGTGTATAGGAAGTTTTGTTGTTATGAATGTTCTTAAGTTTACATTTATAAATACAGTCATCATTCGCAGACTTGTTAACACCTGAAATATACCATTGATGGTTTAAGTTTACTGAATTGTAATTAGTATCATTCAATGAGAAAAACCTAGTATAGATTGGGATATAATTTTGTGCTTCGGTGATAAATAAAGAATCCGGTTTTGCTAAATTATTGAAAAGATCTGTGTTTTTTCGTTTTTGATAATTAACCAACATTATACTTTAGCTATTTAATATATAAATTATATCTATTTTTAACTCATTGTATATGTTAATATATTTGTTTATCACCGAAGTTAATATATTATGTTGGGTGGGTATGATGGTGTTATATCACAACAATGTCGTATAAAATAATCTAATTTATATTTTTTTATATTAGTATATTTCGTTCTCATTATGATTTAATATAAAATTGAAATGTCATACTAACATATAATTAATTGTATAATACATAATAATGGACATCACTCTCACGCCCGACATTTATACTCCCAGTGTAGATAATGCTGGAAATTACATTGATAATACTCCAAATATTATACATGGAATATATTGCCCATGTGGAACAAGAAAAGACAAAGCATATGAAACCACAAGCAAATTCGCAACACACTGTAAATCCCTAAAGCATAAAAAATGGTTAATTACACTTAATCAAAATAAGGCAAATTATTATGTTGACCTCATTGAACACAAACAAATCATTGAAAATCAACGTAAAATAATTCAACAATTGGAACAGGAAATCCAAAGGAAAACAAGAACAGTCGATTATTTGACAGACCAACTCACATATAAAACACATCCTGTTATTGAAACCAATCTACTTGAGATCAATTAATATTATCATATAATATTAACATTTAACAACCAACACAGCTCAACTCACTCTCGATAAATATAAATAACACAGTATCCATATTTATTTTTTATTTTACACTCAAATTATGGTAAACGAACAATTACATAAAATACTCTAGGGACATTTTACCACATACGTCTGTTCTAATTACACGAATCATCATTATTATTAGCACGGACATATTGCGCGTATATTCGTTTAGCAAATATAATTAAATTATTGAGGTATTCAAATGACTCTTGAATTAAAAAAATTCGATATGAAAAATATTAGCTTTAAACCAAATGAAAATAAAGGACCAGTTGTGGTGTTAATTGGTAAGAGAGATACAGGTAAATCATTCTTAGTCAGAGATTTATTATATTATCAACAGGACATACCTATTGGAACGGTCATTTCAGGAACAGAAGAAGGCAACGGTTTTTACGCAAAAATGGTTCCCAAATTATTTGTTCATCATGAATACAATTCGGCCATTATAGAAAATATTCTTAAAAGGCAGAGAACAGTCCTTAAACAGATTAAAAAGGAAATGGAAACGTATAAACGCAGCACGATTGACCCAAGAGCCTTTGTTATATTAGATGATTGTCTTTATGATAATACGTGGTCGCGAGATAAATTAATGCGATTACTTTTTATGAACGGAAGACATTGGAAGGTAATGTTAGTCATAACAATGCAATATCCGTTAGGTATCCCTCCCACATTGAGAACAAATATTGATTATGTATTCATTCTTAGAGAGAATTATATTGCTAATAGAAAAAGAATCTATGAAAACTATGCTGGTATGTTCCCTACATTTGAGAGCTTTTGTCAAGTGATGGATCAGTGCACTGAAAATTATGAATGTTTGGTTATAAACAACAATTCAAAATCGAATAAATTACATGACCAGGTCTTTTGGTATAAAGCTGACAATCACGGCGATTTCAGATTGGGTTCAAAGGAGTTTTGGGATTTGTCTAAAAATCTCAAAGATGAGGACGAAGAGGAACAATATGACCCAAATTCTGTTAAGAAACGAGGTGGAGGTCCAAAAATCAGTGTTAAAAAATCGACTAAATGGTAAAAGTGCGAATAAATGATAAAAAAGCGAATAATATTGCTTATCAAGTTGGATAAGCAAAATCAAATGGTGTAAATTTAAATAATAGAATTATATATATGTTAAAAAGACAAATATTATATATTCTAACTATTATTTTTATATTATTTTTATTATTTTTATTATTTTTATTCACAACGCAACGCAACCCACCTTTTATTATAAAGAACCAGTGTAACCAAGAATTAACAGACGAAGAATATATAGACCATATGATAACACATCACGAAGTTGCTATTTATATGAGCGAAAATCATATGCGTAATACAAAAAACCCAATCATTTTTAATATATTAAGAAATATAATCAGATCACAAAATTATGAAATCAATCTTATGAAAGATTCCAAAGTTAATCTAAGGAAAGATACCAATGATGATATGAGCAACAAAAATATTAAAATGGACGCTTCATATCGCTATACACAAGGGGATTTTACAAAACCCAACACACCTTATTTAAGTGATACATTTTGCGACCCTAGTTTTTTTAATATGAATAGTGGTACAAATTTACATAATATGACGGACACAATGTATATTCAACACATGATACCACATCATCAGGTTGCGGTTGATATGAGTAAAAAAATTTTACAAAAAACAAAAAGCGATTTTATCATAGATTTGGCATACAAAATAATTCACAATCAACAAGTAGAAATAACGAATCTATATTATTTGTCAAACTCAACAAATATGTTTGAAAGTAATATTTTATAATTTTCAAAAATACATAAGCAGTCTAAATGAAAATAAATAGTATCTTATTATACACCATTAAGATTTAAATCCGCGCAAAAATACGAAAATAAAAAATCAAAGGTGTAAAACCAATAGGTGTGTTTAGACATCCAATAATTTGTGAGATAATAATATTAGTTTATAATATACTTAAATAATATAAACTAATAATACAAATGATATCAATTAATGTATCTATAGGAGAATTATATGATAAATATACAATATTAGAAATAAAAAAACAAAAAATTGTAGATAATAAAAAAATAGAAATGATAGACTGTGAATTAAAATACTTAAAACCATATATTGATAATTTTAATTTAAACGTCGTTTTATTTAATAAATTGAGATTCATAAACCAAACTTTATGGGACATTGAAGATAGTATACGAGAAAAGGAAAAAAAAAAAGAATTTGATAAGGAGTTTATAGAAATTGCGCGTAGTGTTTATATAAATAACGATATAAGAAGTGGGTTAAAAAACGAAATAAATGTATTATTAAAATCAGAATTCTTTGAAATTAAAAGTTATTTTAATTATTAATATAAAGAATAATTTATATAATAAATATATAATAAATATTATGTCGTTGATGAATAATGATATAAATACATTACACAACGAAGGGATAAATTGTGTAAAAGAAAAAAATTATGATAAAGCAATTGAATGTTATAATAAAATTATAAAAGAACAACCAAATAACATAGACAAATATTATAATGAATTAGGTGAGATTTATGAAAACAAAAATATGTTTTATGAAGCTATTGTGAAGTGTTATATAAATATAATAGCAAACAATAAGGAAAACTCATTCATTCTACACAAAATAGGTATATGTTATTTTAATTTAAATCAATTTAAATTAGCAGTTCATTATTTAAAAAAAGTAATAGCACAGCATCCATTATTTGAGGTATATAAAAATATATCATTATGTTATTCCAAATTAAAAGAGTATAAAAACGGAGAAATTGCATTAAATAAAGCATATACTATTAAAAAGGATGATTCTAAATTGTTAGGTATGATTATCACCATGTATTATATTCTAAAAAAATATGATAAATCAATTCATTATTTTAATAAGTATAATTCGTTAAATAAAAAGGACAATATTCAAAATAACATGATAAAATATAATGCGGGTTTCGCCTTTTTAGGAAAAAGAGATTTTAAAAAAGGTTTTGAATTATATGAAACAAGATTGCAAAATAATGAAATTAATATTCAAACTGGATTAAAAGAAAGAGTTGACGTCCCGATAGTTAATTGGAATGGAACAGATAAATGCGAGAGTCTGGTTGTAATTTACGAACAAGGATATGGCGATAATATTCAATATTATCGTTTTATTATAGAATTGTCTATTTTATATCCAGAAATGAAAATAGATTATTTTTGCAAAAAAGAAATACACCACATTTTTAAGGAATATGAGAATATAATGGTAGTAGATACATTAAGTATAAATAAATATAACTACAAAGTTTTTATAATGTCATTGCCGTATATATTGAAATTAACACATATTGAACCTAATCTTAAAAATTATATAAACGTGAATAATAATAAATTATTATATTGGAATGAAAAATGTAGTTCATTTAAAAAATTAAAAGTAGGATTTGTTTATAATGGGTTGCTAACTTCATTTATAGAAAAATATATTCCATTATTAGATTTTGATATATTATCAGATTTAGATATAGAATTAATATGCTTACATAAAAAGGATAGTATAGAAAATGATATAGCAAGTCTGGATTTAAAAGAAAATAAAAGATTAAAAGAAAAAATAACATTTTTTGACATAGATAACGATGTCCATTTTGAAGATACTATTTGTTTATTAAAAAATATAGATTTATTACTAACAATTGATACTTTTATAGTTCATCTGGCAGGGGTTTTAAATATAAAAACGTGGTTGTTATTGGGTAAATATTCAGAATGGAGGTGGTCTGATACAGATACGACATATTGGTATAATTCTGTAGAGTTATTGCGCGTCAAAGAAGACATAGAACTAAAAAGTATATTACATACAAAAGTTAAACCAAAATTAATTGATTTAATCAACCAAAGGAAATAAATGAAAAATATGTGTTAACTAATATGATAATTAAGTTAGAATTATTATACACCTTTTCTCATTTCAAACGCCCATTATTTGTAACCCTTAATTTTTGTTTCTTTTACTCCAACATTTGTTGGAGTAAAAGTTGAAATGCCTAATACTTGTTGTCCTGAATTTTTTATGTATTGTTGCGCTGATGGATTTCCTTTGTTTGCTACTAAATTCTTGTTGTTATTATTGGTTGCCATTTGTAAATTAGCCATATACGCTTTTCTGTATTCTGGAGTGTTCATTCTGTGTATTATGTATATAATTGATTATAAATATTTTCATTCATTTTTTTATAAATATGGGCGTTTCAAATGAGAAAATGTGTAAAATTTAGAATAGACAATGTTATATGTATTAATAAATATATAACATTTAGACGGGTTGGTATTTTCGCATAAAAATGGTGATATTATTTGAAAACTATTTTTATACCAAGTTAAGAATGGAAATCGTTCAATATTTTTTTACAAAACATATAATAATAAAACAATGTATAAAGATTTCCCTGATCTATTTCACATTTATTTAGACACCACGAATTAAATACAATTTTACACGCCTCGTAGCATTTTATATAATTCCCATTTTGAAAAGAATTGTGAATAAAATGTCTGATTGGACTATGAGGAGAATCATATATGTGGTTATAATTTGTAATCATCTGCTGATAATCACCGTAATAATGTTCAAACAATTCTGGATGTTCAAAATAGACAGGACTATATAATTGTTCATCAGCGTGACCATACCCAAGGTTTAAATATTCTAAGAATTTGTTCTCTAACAAATCGCAAACATTATACATATATTCTGCATTTCCAGTAAAAAACCCGCTACACATACTACATCTACCCCATTTAAAATATTCTTTTGTATCATTTATTAATATTTCTGGAATATAATCAATATAACATGTTGAAAATTTGTCTCTATTTATGGATAATCCCTCTTCTAATCTGATAAGATTTTTAAAACCCATTCGTTCAATACAAAAATTAATCCAACAAAAATGAGTTGAGTTAAAAGGGTTTGTTTTTATAACTTCTTTTAACATTGCGTATCTTGCCATACAAAATAAATAGTAACTAGCGGTGTTCCTATTATCAAAATGATACGGGTTTTTATTTCTATTTTCAATGATTTTAGATCTATAATTATCAAAACATTCTGTTAACAAACTCCCATTTTTTTCAAATCTAAAACTGTTAAATTCTTTAATGATATATATGGTTTTACTGTCTAAACGAGCAGGTCGTATTTTTTTAATATAGCCAATACTATCTTCGTCACAAAAAATAACGAGGTTATGTGGTAAATTCAAAGTTGACAGAGAATGACTAAGGTAGTAGTCAACCCCTTTGGCATTTATTTCGGGGCTTGCGTCATAACATTTAGTTAAATTAAAATATGCTGTAACCATTGTCCAATTAGATACAACAAATTTATCAAATTGTATATCAGAGTTAAATGTGATAATGCCCGTACCCGACCAATGACCAATATCTGTTAAATCATACTTGTACTTGTCTTCTATTTTATACCAAAAATTATCTCTCATTTCTTTAAAATACCATATATCGTCACAAATAATGAAGCCTTTGTAATCTATTTCTTTGAGCCATGTAATAAATTCTAGTTCCATTATTCCGTTGTGAGGATCAACATCTAAAAATATAAACGGGGAAGAAACAATGACTTCTTTCCATTTATTAAAAATTTCTTTATCAAACAAATTATCTGTGTTGAAATGGATATTGTTAACATTTTTTACAGGAAGCGAGTCCTTGTCTACAATATCAAATGTATGTATTTTATTAGTATGGTTATATGACAACGCAAGAGCTGAATGCCCTTGGTGTGTTCCGATATCGATAATATTTGAATTATTAAATAATGTTGAGAAATAGGAAAGTAATTTATAATGCTCTTTTCCAGGAGATGAAAAAAACTCTGCGTTGTCTCCTATTAAGCTCTTATATACATCATAGTTAATGTTGAATAGGTCGTTTTTATGTATACTGTATTTCATATAATACTATTATCATTGAAACCTTTAAATTATTATAGTAACTTTTATGTAACCAAATCTATATAATAAATTGATATATCAATTGAAACATCAATTTATTTGTAATAAAACTCAAACGTAAACTTTCCACGTTTAATCTACATTTTAAAGAGAATTTGTTTGCGCAAAAGGTCCACTTACCAACTGACTAGCGCCATTGTCAGATTTACCAGAAACAATATTTTCACCTTCAAATAATTCCATACAAATATCAGCAGTAGATATATTTTCTTGTTCTCTCAAGGCGAATTCTTGAGTGTTCGCACTAGTTACGCCTACTAAATTGCCTTGAGCATCGATAGTTTGAGTTAAAGCGTTACCTGATTTCTCAGCAATCTTAATATTTTCATCAATTGCGTTTTGTTTACTTTCCTTAACACGTTGTTCAAATGCTGTCTTGGCACTAGATTCGTTCTTATTCTTCTCACTCATCAACTGATTTAGTTCATCTTCCATATATTCAACACGACCTGTCTTATAAGCTTCGGGGTCCCAGGGCATCCACAGACCAACAGGACCAACATATACATCGTGATTGGGATCAATCTCACGCAACATTTTACATCTCAACTCTGCCTCTTCCTGAGTTGGATAAGATCCACGAATTTTTAAACCTCTTGTATTTGTTTGAAAGGTATGTGCAATATCAAATTTCTTTTGTAAATCGTCTTCATTTTTATCAATAAATGTTTTGTAATCGTCATCCATATTGCTCTTACTAATTTCATCTCTTTCGTCTTTCACAAAGTCCTTAAAATCATTTGAAACGTCCTCAAACGAAACATTATATTTATATGAAACAAAATTTAAGAACTGAACAAATTTTTCCATTGATTTATTAAAATCCCAACTCTTTAGGAATTCTTCGAATAAGAAGATTTGCTTTTCCTTTAGAATTTTTTCAGGAGAACAAAATGAAACACACGTAAACTTCTGTCCCGCGATAGGTTTATCCTCATCTAACAAATCAACATATTTAGGGTTTAGTTTACCGTTAATTTGTTTTTTATCAAACCCAGATGTTTTAGAATCAATTCCTTTAGAATAAGCCATTTAATTAATTAATTAATTAATTTTTAAGTTTTAATCGCATAATATATATTTTTTTCTTTTGATTTATTATAATGAACGGATTAATAAACGTTGCCGAACTTGTAAAGAGAGTTATTAAATACCTTGTTGAAGGTTTAATGGTTGCTATCGCAGCCTATGCTATTCCTAAACGTTCCTTAAATATTGAGGAAATTGTGTTGATTGCTTTAACTGCTGCCGCTACATTCAGTATTCTTGATACATATGTTCCCGTTATGGGTGTCACCGCACGGTCTGGTGCTGGTTTCGGTATTGGTGCTAACTTGGTTAAATTCCCCGGTGGATTTTAAGTCAATCTAATATCATAATATATTTAATCTAATAGTAATATATTATGGCAAAACCAGCGAGGAAAACATACAAAAGACATCGTTCAGATAAAAGACGTAAAGGTAAGAGTCTAACAACAAAGAAACAAAAAGGAGACAAACGCCGTAAACATAGTCGTAAACAAAGAGGCGGAGTGTGTTTTGGTAATGGTGTAGGAGCTAACAACGGTGATCCAAATTTCTCAGTCAATAACACAAATTTATTAAAATTGTTCCCTTACAGACCTGAAAATTAAGCATATAACGAGGGATAGTAATAACACACTAATTAACTAGATATAAGGTATATTAAACTGCTTAATATATCTTACACTTTACATTTTAAATTTCGTTTTTGGTGTTTTTGAATGTCCATATTTATATTTTTTTCTTGATTTATTTGCTAAAATAAATGCCTTTTTTTTATGATTACATCCTTTTTTGAGTATATCGTAATCAACCGCAGCAGATTTTCCAGAAGTTAATGAGCTTGCTAATCGTGCTAATCCCCACGATTGGGGGGTTTGGTTTGGTCTAGAACCAGACGAATAATATGCTCCTTCCCCTTTTCTAACAATTTGTTCCAAGGCTTCGATTTTACACCCAGTTTTATCTGCCAACTCTTTATTTGGTGCAATAGTTTTTATGTCATATATTTTACGAGCATTTGAAATATGGCTCGATTTTTTATTTTTATAAGAGGATATATTTTTGCGGGTATAATATTTATGTTTTTTATATAGTTTTTTTGATTTCATTAACATTTTAAATTGTTGTCTTTTATTTTTGACTGTTAAGTTTTTGGGTAAATATCTGATTGGAAATTTTATCATTTACTATTATATCTTTATATAAAAATTTATCGTTCTAAATATAGAACAACTGCGTATGGAATAAATAGAATCATAAACCAGTAATACACGTCATAAATCGTATAATTGTAACCTGTATCTAAATCACCAAGGGAATATTTTATAATCAAAGATACAATAATTGGAATTATATATTTTTTAGGAAAATTAGATTTATTTGATATACTAAAAAATAATAGTGTTAAAAATACCGCAAGGACAGATATTAGTACAAGTTTTTCCCACATATATTAATTATAATAATATAAATATTCCTTGGTGTAAATAACTAACGCCGCAGCAATTATACCGTATGAATAAACTCCCAATTAAGTTCTCGACATATCTGTTTCCAAATTGAATCTTGTTCTATTCTTTTTTCTTTATCCTTTAATAAAGGAAACAATGGAAGGTATTTTTCTTCACCTAATAGCTCACAAAGCTTGTAAGCAGTGTAATAATAATTTAAGAAATTTACTCTATCGTCTGGACAATATTTAGAATAGGGTGCTTGTAATTCAGAAAAAAGATTACAAAGTGTTTCTTCTAATTCTTGTGACATAACAGGAGGCTTGATTCCTAATTTATCTTTAATAAATGGTATATGTTCGTAGTATTTATTGTATCCCAATTTTTTCAATACTTCCTTTGTTTTTATATTAGTAATTTGCGATATGTCGATTCTCTCTTTCTTAATCTGAACTTTAATATCTTCAATTACCTCTGGAGGTATTTGCGTAGTTTCTTTGCCTTGAAACTGAGATAGAATTTCCTTGAAATGATTAATTCTTTTATAAGCATAAAAACATACCTCTTTTGGCGGCTCCTTATATGAAGGTTTTTCATTTTCAATCAAGTATGGTATACTTCGCGAACAAGTATTACACACCATAATCCCTTCGTCTTCTAATGGTATTAATTCTCCAATATGACAAACCTGACATATATCTGTTTGACAAACAAACGAATTAACATCTATGAAGTTATCATCTATATTACTTAAATATTTTTGGACAATATTATTTGTTTCATTCATTGTCGTATTATCGTCGATATGAGGTCCATCTTTAATCTTAAAAAACGAATTTACCATTTTAGACTTGCTAGTTGGTGCAATAATCTTATTCCCTATTGATATATCCTTTTTATTTTCAAAATATTCAAAAATATATTTAGAATTGTCAAGAAAATATTCCTTTTTTTTTGATTTTATATATTTGAGTCTCTCGGTTATACATTTGATTTGGTCTTCTAAATCTAGTCGCACCTCTATAGAAAGTGAACTACCTTCGATTTTTTGTAGTATTTCTTGTTTTTCTAATTTCAAATCAGGAACGACATCATAATCGTCCTTCATAAATTCATTTAAAAACTCCTTATGCTTGTTATCTAATGTAACTGCTGTTTTCTTATTGTATTTGATTGTTTTGGCAGACTTTGGCTTAAAATTAGGCATAATCTTCTTTATTTAGTAATTGCGCACCTTTTAATTAATAATATTCATTATTAATATTTATAAATTTAGCAAATTATAAATAATCTAGTAGCATTTAATGATTATATATTGTTTATATATTGTTATATATTGTTTATAAATAAACGCAAGTAGAAGACAAACTTATAAATATTTATCACCTCTAAATACAAATAGTTAAAAATATATTTTAGTTTTCTTTTGATTAATTAAAAATGGACATGAGAATAAATTTAGAATCATTAAAAGATTTAGAGAATGAGAATGTAAAAGTAGATATTATAAAATTTCAAAAAATGCTACTGCTGTTTAACTCTATAGAACAAGGATGGAATGTAAAGAAAAAAAACACATCTTATATTTTTACAAAGCCCCATGAAAATAAAAAGGAAGTTCTAGAAGACGCATATTTGTTGAAATTCATGAAGAGCAATTTAGATATAAATAACATTATATCATGAATAAATTACTATTTTTGGTAAAATTTAATTTAATTTAATTTAATTAAATTAAATTAAATTAAATTAAATTAAATTAAATTCCAAAATTTTTTTTTCTTTAGCAAGTATATAAAAATGGGAGGTGGATTAATGCAACTAGTCGCTTACGGCGCACAAGACGTTTACCTTACTGGTAATCCTCAAATTACTTTCTGGAAAGTTACCTATCGCAGATATACTAACTTTGCAATCGAATCAATCGAACAAACTTTCAACGGTCAAGCCGATTTTGGACGCAGAGTCCAATGTGTGATCTCCAGAAATGGTGATCTTGCTTACCGCACATACTTACAAGTCACCCTTCCTGAAATTAACCAGATGATGGGTATCGGAAATTACTCTTCGTCCACAGCCCCGGGTGTTTATGCTCGTTGGTTAGATTTCCCTGGTGAGCAACTTATTGCTCAAGTTGAAGTCGAGATTGGTGGTCAAAGAATCGACCGTCAATACGGTGACTGGATGCACATCTGGAATCAACTTACTATGACTGCTGAACAACAACGTGGTTACTTCAAGATGGTTGGTAATACCACCCAACTTACCTTTATCACTGATCCTTCATTCGCTGATGTTGAATCTCCTTGTGACTCTGCTGCTCCTCGTCAAGTTTGCGCTCCTCGTAACGCTCTTCCTGAGACCACCCTTTACGTTCCTCTTCAATTCTGGTTTTGCACCAACCCTGGTCTTGCCCTTCCTTTAATTGCCCTTCAATACCACGAAGTCAAAATCAACCTTGATATCAGACCTATTGACGAGTGCTTATGGGCTGTTACCACTTTGAACTGCACTGCTGATGGTGGTGCCGCTGGCCGCCCTGTCCCTGCCACCATCGCTTACAATCAATCTTTGGTTGCTGCTTCCCTTTACGTTGACTATGTGTTCTTGGACACTGATGAGCGTAGAAGAATGGCTCAAAATCCTCACGAATACCTAATCACCCAACTTCAATTCACAGGTGACGAGTCTGTTGGTTCATCTTCCAACAAGATCAAGCTTAACTTCAATCACCCTGTTAAGGAACTTGTGTGGGTTGTCCAACCTGATCAAAACGTAGATTACTGCTCATCTTTAACTTGTGATGCTACTCTATTCAAGGTTCTTGGCGCCCAGCCTTTCAACTACACTGATGCGGTTGATGCTCTTCCTAATGCCATCCATGCTTTCGGTGGTCCTCAATCCGTAGCCGCCGACTCTCGCGCCTACATTGATGCCAATGGTCTTTTCACTGATGCCGGCGCTGCCGATGTTGAACTTACCGGCTACTGGAACGGTCCTGGCAATCCTTACGCTGACCCTAACTTTGCTCCTGCTACTGGTGCCGTTGAATCTTATGAGAACTCTGGTGTGTCTGATGCCGGAACTTTCGTCCTTTCTGAGACCTCTATTGACATGCATTGTTGGGGTCAAAACCCTGTTGTCACTGCCAAGTTACAACTTAACGGTCAGGACAGATTCTCTGAGCGCGAGGGAACTTACTTCTCTTGGGTCCAACCTTACCAAGCCCACACTCGTTGCCCTGATGAAGGTATTAACGTGTACTCCTTTGCTCTTCGCCCTGAGGAACATCAACCTTCCGGAACATGCAACTTCTCCAGAATTGACAATGCTACCCTTCAACTTGTTCTCTCCAACGCCACTGTTGAGGGTACCAAGACTGCCAAGGTTCGTGTCTATGCTACCAACTATAACGTGTTGAGAATTATGTCTGGTATGGGCGGGTTAGCATATAGTAATTGAGGGGTATGGGTGGTCTTCACACATATATATAATTATTGTTTATCAATAATAATCCAAAACTATTTAAAGACATTCTTCCAAATAATATCATAATATGAATATTTATAAAATTGATTCATATTTTGAGAACGATAATATATTATCTAAAATGAAACCGATTTATGGAATAAATGAAGAGCTAAATTGTGGAACAATTAATTATGGAGATAAACTTTATTATACAGACCATAAAGACAAAGATAAGATAATTAATTTTAATAAAAGTTTTGTATTTATTGATATTGAAAATGACGATTATCCGTCATACAGTTATAATTACAAACGTTTTACATATTTAGATTTTATATTTAATTACAATTCAACAATAGTTCATTATAAATTTAAAAACAATAATAAATATGATTTAAGACGTGATAACGTTGAAATATATCACTTTTATCATAAAAATATTACAGATAAATATAATGTTGTTGAATACATAAAAGGGCACTACGTAAATACAGGTCAAGACGCAAATATTATGAAAAATCCAATTTGGAGAATAATAGAAAATGAAAAGGAATATATTTTAATGTATTGTGAAAAAGACACAATATGTAAATTATGCTCTCAAAGCTATCAAAAAATTTTAGATTACGAAAAAATATTAGACAAAAAAATAACCTGGTATAAACATCAAAACGGATATATATTAGGTTCAACAAGTTTATTTATTCATCAAATAATTACAGACTGTTATGGAAATGGTAAAGGCACTAAAACTGTAAGTGTTGATCATATAGACCAAAACCCGTTAAATAATACCTTAATAAATCTAAGAATTGCTACGAGAAAGGAACAAGAACAAAATTCAAAGGGAATTAAAGAAGGAACAAAGAGAGAAAGAAAACACAGCGCGAAAGAGTTACCTGAAGGAATTACTCAAGAAATGATGAAAAAATATGTTGTTTACTATCACGAATGGTTAGACAAAGAACATACTAAACAAAGAGAATTCTTTAAGGTTGAAAAACATCCAAAATTAGATAAATCGTGGATTACAACCAAATCAGGAAAAATATCAATCCAAGAAAAATTAAATCAAGCTAATAAAATTGTAACTGACTTAGAAAATAATATTTATCCGATAAAAGAAGAAACCAACTTGCCAAAATATGTTTCGCTTGTTATTATTAGAGAGAAATCACATTTAGTATTTGAAAGATATCATAAAGAAAAACGACTTAATTTAAAAATGGTTTTACCAGAAGAATACGATATACACGAACAAATATCCATACTAAAAAATAAAATTAATACTAAATATGAGTTTGACGCAATAGGAGATGTATAGACGTGTAGATACTATGGACACGTCTATAACAACTTCTTTTCAGACATATTGGTTGTAAATTAAAGTGTGTGTAAGCTACAATCCGACCACCATTTTCTTATTAAATTTAAATTATCGCTTTGCCAGTTGGCAAAGCGATCAACGACTACAAAAGATTTATATTTATATTATAAATGTTCGCTTCTCTAACCGAAGAAGCAATCATATAAACCAACCACAAATTTATTATTAAATTTAAATTAAAATTGAGACCATTATAATTTAAATAACTTAACCCATACTACAATACAAATACAATGTCATACGAACATAATTTATACAAATTCAGTTTTAAGGAGGTTTATACCGGTAAACAACAATATTATAGTTTTGACCCTGACATTTCTATATCAAAATTTATTGAATCAGTCGTATTACGCACACAGCTTGAATTTAATTTATGTCACGATGAAGATTTTGAAATTATTGAGGCAGGACAATTTGATAATATTAATGGTCGCGACGCCGAATTAGCACCTGCTTTAGAACCATCCAATAACATAACAATAAGACAAAAATACGAAAATAATTATAAAAATATAGCATTTTACATTAGAAGAATACCCCGCGTAATATATTAGGATATAGAACCTAAAATATTATAATTTTATAAATACACAATTGCATATAACGCATCCTGATTGAAATGGTTGTATGGTTATACACCTTTTACACAACCTACCTCTACAATATAATATGGTACCAATTATATTTTAATCCAAATATTATTACCCCTTTTTGTTCTTATATTTTCTACTTTTTTTCTTATAATTATTTGTATGGTGTTTATTGGGATTGCGTTTCGTAAATTTTTTATGTTTTTTTGATGATCTACCGCCAAATTTCAGTTTTTCATCACCATAAGCACAATTTGGATCAGTGAAAATATACTGTAATTTTATATCTTTAGTATCTATTTCACCTGTAATAGATCGATTTATATTAAATAAAATTTCATTCGTAGTTATATTTTTATATGTGTTTGGAGTAATACCTACACGGAAATTGTCATATTGGTCTAGATACATATATATTATAAATGGGTTTGTATTATACTCATTTGCATCAATATTCATGTATTGTGCAACAGTCAAGAACGCGTCCCGTATTTGATCTCCATCCGGGATTGGCTGATAATATTTGGTGCTTGTGGTTGTATCATTAAAATTTGACATTGAATAGGTATCTGATACAAGATTAATGTAACCTTCAGGGGTCTGAGTACTTGATATTCGGTGCCATTCTTTGTTTAATTCAGGTATATATATTGGTTTGCTAGATACATATTTGTTTACTATTTGATTTTGGTACAAATTTAAGAACGCTATTAATCTATTATCATAATCAGGATCTCTTACATAATTTTCATATTTAACTGAATTCATTATTCTAAGTAATATTTCAAGATAACTTTGGGAATCTTGCATTGTACATGTACCGGATGTAGCAGTTATTAATTTGACGTCCAGTCCTTTGACCAGTTCTTTATTTTGTTGCGATGAAGATTGAATACCGCTATGAGCAAAAGGTACAATCAATACCTTTATAGGTTTTGTTATGGTTAAATTATGAATACCTCTTGTTATTTCTTCTATACCATCGGTATTTTCCTTCTTAGGCATATTTGCTTCTGAAAAAGCATTTTTTAATTGACTCAACAACCGATGGTCGATTTTAGGCGGTTTTGTATCCTTAATATATCTAGGATTATTCATATTATTTATATATATAAATAATATTATATAATTTGAACATGATAATAAAAAATGTGTATAAACACTTAGATTATTAATATTATATCTTTTTACATTTCAAACGCCGTGTAAGTTACGTTTTCTTAAATTACAATCTCTACTCAATATTTGAAAACTACAATTTACACCGTTATTGATTTTAATCAGTATGCGCGACATATAGGTTGGTTCATTTGTAGCCTAATTAAATCGTTTCTTCTTCGGATGGTTCAGTTCCTGTGTCATCTTCTAAATCATCTTGAATTTCAACATATGTCTCATTTTGCCATATCACCTTGCGAGTATTAAACAACCGGTTCATATTTATAATTTCAGGTTTATCAGTCTCCGATGTAAAGAGTTTCATAATCTGTTCATCGTCGCGAAATCTTACGGTATAAGTCTGTTGTATATTATTTCTTCCGATACGTCCCATAGCTTGAATAATTTTTTCTTGTGTCAAGTTAAGATCTTTACTTAGAAATCCATGACAGAATTGATAATTGGTTCCATAAATATAGTCACTTGTTGCTATAATCATATATAATTTTTGTTCGTCGGCTAGTCGCTTCATAATTTCGGTATAAGTTATATTTTCGTGATTAATAAATACCCCAATTCCCATCATCAATAGAACTTTCCATGTATTTTCAACTCCATTCAGCGCCATTATATCAGATACTACAGTTTCATCAATATTACTAGTAAATGCTCCGTTGACATCCATACCTTGTGCCCATTTATCTAAATGCATTCTTCTGTTAGGAACAAATGTATCATTTAAATTTGCGGACTTAATCATCATTCTATAAGCGTTGATTTGTTCAGTCAATTTAGAAAGTGTGCCTTTGTTTTCAAACTCTGGAGGAACATCCTTACTAAGCTTCTTGGGGTCTTTACTAGATTTATTTCTTCCGGCTACTTTATGCTTTCCGTGAATTCCCGATACAGCATTCTTAACTTGTTTATCTGCCGCATCCTTAATTGTTTCAACTTCAGATTCGAACTCGTGTAGCTTTTCATTAATAATATTATTATATTCAATTTTCTTCATTATATCGTCCATTACTGAAGATGGGATATTTGCTTGTTGGATACAAAATTTCGCTATTTTTTCAATATCATTTGATATAAATATTGTTGGACCATCTGTAAGAGTGTGCGCGTCCTTTGTAGTAACATAAACCCCCGATGTTCCAGTTAGAGGTGCGACAAATTGTGGTGTTTTAGGCAATTGCTGACTAATTAATCTAGTAATGGGTGCGCCAGATAAACTGTTACTAGAACTATAACTATTAGGACCAAAACTATTACTTTTAACGATTTTTAATCCTTTGGAGTCAATATTATTGTTTGCTAATATTCTGGGGTTTCTATTCTGTAATAGGTATGTATATATACCAGTCCAGTTATCGGGTGAGATATTTTGAAGTAATGTGATATAATATATTTTGATTGATTTCATACTAATATCATCCAATGTTTCAAAATGTCTTTCTAGTTGACTTCTTGAATTTCCCAACTTGTTTTTATTTACATAGGAGATAAATTCAACTACTCCTTGTAAATCGAAATATCTGAGAAGCGTCAAGTAGTTATTACAATGTCTAGCGATTATTAGTGTTTTTTCATAATTGTCGTCTAAATAATGCGGCAATACTACAAATCCATCTTTATTAATAATAGGAATTGATTTTTTACAATCGTGACTAACAATATTACAAACCTCAGCCCCAGGAAATTTATGTAAGAAGTCAGGCATTGTTTCTCCAAGTTCATTCTGTTTAGGTAATGTAGCAGATGATAATACAATATTAGGAATACAGTTTTTCTTCCAATTTTTTCTAATTGTAGAATGAAATTCGTGGTCGTCATAATCTAGAGTAATTGTTGGTTCATCCCAATACATAATTATATCAGATGCTCTAAAGAATGCAGTCATATAATACATAGCAGGTAAATAAGATTTAATATCACAAATCATAATTTCGACTTCTGTACCGATGCTATTATCGACCTTGCCAATGCCTCCTGTTCGCCTATTAACAGTATATTCTTTTGCTGCGAAGTAGTGTAGTCTTATATCAGCAGCACTAGCACAACCAAACGCAAATGCTACACGTTTTTTTACAGAGATTGCTGCTCTTGCGAGAGCTATTCCAACGTGTCTTGCGGCACAAACAAATATAACTCGCTTTTGTTCAGACAAAGCGATTGGTGTAAGCGTCTTACCAGTTCCTGTAGGAGCCATATATAATATCAGTTTGGGTTTTGATTGTCTACATTCTACATAGTCATCTTCCTTAATTTCTAATGATGAAGTATTATCAATTACACGAATAAATTCACCACTTAACTTGATTTCTTTATCGCCATCATCATACAAAATATCATATGTTCCATTTTCATTCACATTAACAACTTCCCCTTTCTTCCAAGATCCGTCACGTTTTGTCTGACAAGCAGTAAATATATCTTTTTGATGCTCGTATAATACCAAGTCGCTATATTTTAATAGTCCTTCGTTTTTTTCAATAAACTCTGATGCGTTCTCTATAATTGTTTCTATCTTTATCTCTTCTTCAAACATTTTTAAAACTATATTGGTTATCTCTTTGACTACGCGATTAATCTTTGATACGCTATTTCTTATTAGTTTGTATAATGTAAAATAGTGAAAGTGAAATAGCTTATTATTTGTATTTTTCCTGTTAAAGAGAATATTTTCTACGTGTGAAAGTAAAGTGAACTCGTACAGGTGTTGTTTTTTAATAGACGTTTCGTCATATCTATCGATTCTAATTTTTTGACCAGAGTTTATCTTTACGTCACTTGAAATTTTTATTTTTTTATAATTTGGGTCAACTCTTATAAACTCTTCTTCAATTTTATCGCCTCGTGTTCGTAAGTATTTGTTATACAGATAATCGTCTATTTTATCAGAACTATCTAATTTTAAATGTGTAAGAATAGAATTTGTATTATTAACCTTGATATTTACATCACTGTATCCGGCTATGATTAGATTTAATATTTCTAATTCTGAGTTAGAGACAGGGACCTCAATAGAGTTCCATTCTGATTTGTTAAGTTTGCGTTGCTTTAAGTCCATTGTTGGGAAGTTCTCTTTTAATTGTGTCTATATATTTAAGATTTGTTTTTAAATTCAATTTTTTTTATAAAAAAAAATGAATCAAAACAATATTAAAAGAGTTCGTGTATAATAATTATATTAAGAATGCAGGACATGTATAAAATCGTTTCTATTGAAGGTAATATTGGTTCGGGTAAATCAACGTTACTAGAAACGTTGCGTGAAACCTACAAAGAAGAGGCAGAGATTGTGTTTTTAAACGAACCTGTCGATGAGTGGGCTAAAATTACTGACGAAAATGGTGTAACTATATTAGAAAAATTTTATGCGGATCAGGAAAAATATTCATTCCCATTTCAAATGATGGCATATGTTTCCAGATTAAAGATTTTACGCGACGCGATGAGCAATATATTTATGAATAAACTTACTTCACCTTCCTCACTCAAAAAGGTTATTATAATAACAGAGAGAAGTCTCTTTACAGACAAATTGGTTTTTGCCAAGATGCTTTACGATGATAAGAAAATTGAACCGATTAACTATAAAATCTACTTGAGTTGGTTTGATACATTTTCAAATGAATTTCCTGTCCATAAGGTAGTATATGTTAAAGCCTCTCCTGAAAAATGTCAGGAAAGAATCAATAAACGTTCAAGGGATGGAGAAGGAAGTATTCCACTAGAATATTTACAAAATTGTTCCATGTATCACGATAATATGTTAGATACCCAATCGGAAGAATGTGTTTGTCATGACCAATTAGTTTTGAATGGTAATATTGATATTTACAAAGATACAACCCAACTAGAAAACTGGATTAAAGATATTGATACTTTTATAAGAACATAATATGAAAATAATTATATGATTACATATTTTATAAAAACAAACAATTTAAATAATATAATAATTATTATATTATTTATGAAAGAAGAAATGAAAACACAACCAGTGTTAAAATGTGTAAATTGCGATGAATACTTGATTATTGAAAAACTAAATTGCGGTATATTTCGCCATGGTGTTTTCAAGAGTAATCAAACACAAATTCATCCACACGAATCAAAAGACAAATGTGCTGATTATATTAAAAAAGATTTAATTTATGGGTGTGGTAAACCATTCAAAGTATCGCTTGTAAATAATATTTTTGTTATAGAAAAATGCGATTATATTTAATAATTATTTTTTTACACACTTAAATCAATGACAACCGGGTAATGGTCCGAATCATATTTACCACAATATTCTTCATAATCGTGATAAATAAACGCATCAACTATATTTTTTCTTATTGCGTCCGTGACCAAAATATGATCTATCATGGAAAAATCAGTTTGAGAAGTTGTGTTACAATTATTATCAGAATCCCACCAATCACTATACCGCTGCGGTTGATCAATTATCTCCGCAATATTATAAAGTTGATATGTTCCTGCAAAATCGCCATGTAATCCTTTCAAAATATCCAATACATATGAGTTAGGTTTATCGCTATTCTTATCCAATATTTCTGAATCAAAATCATTAAAATCACCAAGTATAATTATCTCATAATCCTTTTTGATATAATCAGAAATAACTGATTGTAAAACCGATGCTTGTGCTTCTCTCTGAGCACATTTAGAAGGTTCTGTTGGGATAGCTATTAAGTGAGCCGCTATAAAGGCTACATTCATTCCATTAAATTTAAATTCAGTTATATAATGTTTTGTAACCCCCGATGAGCTTATGGGTCCTGTATATCCACATTTTGAACCAACAATTGGATAGTCATACCGCAAATCAGTTCGGTATAGACTTTTTAACGGATCAACACGTGTCAACATCCCGACATTCTGACCAGTCGCTGAATCAGTGCCTTTTTTTAAGTAAGGTACATACGAATCATCTAATCTATCTTTTAACATGGTAAGTTCGTCACAACCTTCAACTTCGCAAAAATTGATTATATCCGGATTAACCGCTTTGATTCTTTTGACAACATAGTCCATATGTGTTTGTGCCTCTGTTAGATTTTTCCAAGTACATCCGTCACCTGGACAATTCATTTCACTATAATAATCAATAAATAACCATTCGACGTTATATTGGACGATGCGCAGCTTGGACTTGTCACTTCGTCTATCGGAAATAGTTGTAACATCGGGACATTCAGTATCGGCACAAACATTATTTGTGTATAAAGAGAGAAACAACGAAATAAATAGTAAAATAGAGAACATCGTTTATAATATAATATATTCTATATAATTATATTTAATATAGAATATATAATTATATTTAATATAGAATATATAATTATATTTAATAGTCAATTATTAATAAATAAAATTGACGAACATTATAAAAATAAATAATGTATTATAATAATAACTAATGTCATCTAGTATTTTAAATAAGTTTGTGATGAAATTTGATGGCTGTAGTAAAGGAAATCCAGGATTGAGTGGCGCAGGTGCTGTTATATATTGTAACGATGATGAAATTTGGAATGGAGTTAAATTTGTTGGCATAAATGCGACGAATAACCAGGCTGAATATACTGGACTAATCATTGGGCTTACATATGCGTTGGAACATCAAATAGAGGATATATCAGTTCAAGGTGACAGCCAACTGATTATTTATCAAATGACAGGAAAATATAAGTGTAATTCACCAAGTTTGCAAGACCTATATAAAAAGGCGAAATCATTGGAAGAACAATTCAAAACCGTAAATTATCAACATATTTACAGAAAATATAATACCCGTGCTGACCATTTATCTAATGTTGCGGTCCAACAGCATATAGAAAATATTGTCTAGTATTCAATCAATTGAACATTTAATAATTTTGTTGGTTTAAATTTTAAAATATCCAACTCTTTTTTTGTGGTAGGGAATACATCTCCACCATATATATCCTGTAACATAAGCCACTCAAATAACCCTCCTAGATATACATATACATTATAGAATCCTAGTGATACTAATTGTGCATATTTTTCATGTATTTTTTCATCATTACAGTTACGTCCATAAACTATTATTTTTATATCTTTGCGGGATGTTTTAATACAATTATTAATCAATTCAATTTCAGCATTGATATCAATTGTAGTCGGTATTAAACAATCTTGGTCGGAAATGTTCAATACATTTATTAAAATTACATTGTCATGGTTTTTTATTATATACTGAATGTCCTCATAGTTGATTTTTTGTATTGATTGAGAATTTCCCATAAATATTAATTAAATTATTTATTTAATATTTAATTTTAAATATAGAAAATATTAAATATTATTATTTTGTTAGTTTCGCAAAATCGCCATTTTTATAGTGAAAACCCATAAATGCGCATAATCCTAGTAAAACATCAACCAACAAATATATCCATGCTTGTGTATTTCCTGTGATTGCATTGTAGGCAAACAAAAAATACAATAACGAATGAACTGGTCTTAGATAATTCCACCATATCTTATCTCCAAATACTTCGGCTCCTGTCTGACGTGTACCAGATAAAAAAATATAAGCAAATCCAACGGCTGGCAGGAGGGCAATATAACCCAGATATTTTAAATATTTCATTGGGCTATTTTTAGCAATAATAACAAATAATGTACGCAATCCAATACATCCAACTAAAAATAACAAAAATCGTTTCTGAATGTTGTTCATATATATATATAGATATATAGATAGTTCTTGTAAATATTTCCTTAATGAAATTGAACCACAATCTCTACTTCTTCCTTCTTAATGCTTTTTGTAGCAGAGACTGATAACTCTTCTCTCTTCTTTCTAGTCTTAGAGTTTTCATTTAACGTTTCCTTTCTCTTTGATGTGCTATTACGACTATTCATATCCTTTTCAATTGTTTCATAATTTTCTTCAATATACTCAATCACCTTGTTTTCAAGCGCCCACTTAAAAAAATTCAACTGACCAATGGTGGTTTCAATACTCGTGCCATTTTTATATGGAATACTAATTCTATCCCATCTACAAAAAGGGTCAAAACGTTTTTTTGAGTATGCCTTCAGTTTTAGTTTATAATCAAAGTAAACCTTAAACCTAATTGTATGGTCATTTGTGTCTGTGATTGAATACAATGTATAATATTTTTTGGCATAATTTGTAGCAAACCAATCTACGATACGAAGGGAAATTTTCGATTCCCCGGTAATAATCTTTAGCATTCTACAAAGATACGTTTCATCCTTATAAAAATCCATTAAATTATTTAGCAATAATTCATTTTGCGTTGTATATTTAGCAAGTGTATTCATTATGTAAAATGTTGAAAACTTATTTAAGTCATTTATTTTATAAACAGTTTATTAAATAAAAACTCATATAACTATATAAATGATTAAACTTCTATCTGGTTTTTTTTCACCTCTAACAAGTGAATCGTGTATTTACTTTTTGATTTTAACTATATTTTTCTTTGTAATGATAGCATTCGCCTTGGTAGCAGACGTTGTTTTTATTATAAAGAATTATAAAATACTCAACTACAGACATATTCAAGGAGGAGTTTTAATTCTTTTTAATTTATTTATTGCTTACTTTGTCAACCGTTTATTATATACTATGTGTGTTAAATCTATAATTTAATTTATTGTGTTGTGCTTGCTCTAGTTTCTCCTTGTGTAGTATTTAGCGGTTTTAAGAATTGGTCTCGTATTGATATATCGTTTACATAAGTACTTTCTCCTAAAAATGGATTGAATCCAATTTGTTGGACCATATCTCTATCAGCTATCTTTGAATCTAACTCTTCCCGTTTATTTGACACCTTAAAACCTGACCCTGCTTGTGTTTGATTTAATATATCCCATGTATTTTCATCATGATTTAATGCTGATGTATATGCGTCGGTTTCTGTATCCTTACTGAATTGCTTATTTTCTAATTCTTGGACGTGCTTTAAACGTCTAGACCTTTCATATGGTTCGCCTTTAGTCCATTTCCATTCCATATTAATAATATACGTATTATTAATATAATTAACAAACAAACTTAATTCAGTTTTCTCTCTTAATTATATTTAACTGTTTTGTGAATAAAAATTTTTCGTCTGTTCTCCGTCTTCTATTTAAATTACATTCTAAGCACGCTAGATGAAAATTACTTATATTATGTCCTATATCGTTGTCGATTCTATCCACCGACCACTGTTTACTTTCCCTCATAATATCGTATATTACAAGCATATTTTTTTGGCAATAACGACATTTTAAGTGACATTCACACATCTTTTCAATTACAGACGTGAACGTTATAAATTTTTCATTGTCGTATCGTTTTTTTAATTTATCTTGCTGTTTATAGCCTGATATTTTCTTATTGATTTCTTGAATAAATATTTTGGTTATATCATCTACGCTAACACAATTATTATTTGAAATATCGTGTATTACTTGAAACTGCTTTGTATGGGTGTAAATATCAGCATGTTCATCCCAGTTCGTAGAATTCATTCGTCTCTGAGGTTTATTTAATATATCTCGTGGGTCAATTAATTTTTTTATTTGATATCGGCTGTTAATTCCAGATATACTTATTTTTTTTAAATGGTCTTCCATATATGATTATTATATAAATATATTAGTCTTTTAACTGATATAAATATATGCACATAATATATTATTCTACGAAACTAGGTTAAACTCATCTCTATATAATATATATAAATGGAACAACCACAAGTCGTTGATGAATGTCAAGAGCTAAAAAATATTAAATACAAAACAATGTTATTGACCGGAACGCCATTACATGAAACTAAATCATCAAATGATATTTCAAACCTTGATAAATTCCTTGAAGCAGAACAAATATATAATAATAGCGAACCTTGGTGTAAACTTAACAAGACTGTAAAGGTAAAGAAACTTATCGAATATGTAGACAGTTACTCTAATGGAGATCTAGATACGAGTGAATGTGAAATATTAACTGTGTTTTTAAAGGATAGTTTAGATAAAAAGAAACTATCAAGGGTTAAGGATGTTATTTACGACAAAACTAGTGGAATTATTAAAGATATTCCTGCTCTAGTATACAATAAATCAACTAAACATTTTACACTAAAAAACATAGATAAGCGCGTATCAACTTTAAAATCTCTCGCACCAAAAAAAATAAATGGTACTATAAGAAATAAACAATTACAATTTGACACTACGGGTCCTACATCAACAACCGAAGAGGAGGAACCCGTTTGTATGTAATCGTATTATTTACAGTATAGTTCACTGGTTTTAAATGTTTTTATTAATTATATTAAAAACATTTAAAGTATAATATATAAGATATGTTTATTTATGAATTAGAAGACCTTAAAGATGATATTGATACAATTATATTTGAAGACGAACCATCTATATTTAATGAAGAAACTGCTGTTGAACTCGTTGAAACAGCGATGCATTTAATGGATGAATATATCGAATTATATCCACACGCAATTTCTGAGCCTGATTTTCTAGAGGTTCTACTAGAAGAAATTAAGGATATTTTTTATATTCAATTCGAGGAACAAATTGAAACACTATGTAATGGAGATGATATTGAAGATGAGTTGTCTGACCTTATTGAAGATGCGTTTAACATTTTTATATCTACGTTTCACCCAGACAAATCAATCAATATTAAAGATAAAGAACACGACTACCATGAATTGAATGATGAAGAATATGATATTATTGAACATAAAATACAATTGTTGCGTGATGCTCCTCAACCAGTTCAACGCACTCCAGAATGGTATCAATTTAGATGGAATTTAATTACAGCTAGTAACGCATGGAAAGCATTCGAATCACAGTCAAACATTAATCAACTTATTTATGAAAAATGTCAACCAATAAAAACGTGTTCGGTTGATTTAGAGGATGCGAATAAGATGGTTAATGTAAATACTAGTCTCCATTGGGGACAAAAATATGAACCATTGTCAGTAATTATATATGAGGATAAATATAATACAAAAGTGGAAGATTTTGGGTGTATTCAACATAGACATTATAGTTTTTTGGGTGCGTCTCCAGATGGAATTATTATCAATAAAGATTCCGATCGCTATGGTCGTATGTTGGAAATAAAAAATGTTGTTAGTCGTGACATTAATGGTATTCCTAAAAAAGAATACTGGACACAAATGCAACTTCAAATGGAGGTATGTGACCTTGATGAGTGCGATTTTTTAGAGACTAAATTCATAGAATATAATGACGGATACAGTTATACAATTGATAGCAAAAGTGTCTCAGTGGATGAAAATGAAGGACACGATACTACTATTTCTGTCGACGACAAAGTGAAGGGTATGATTGTTTATTTTCATAGAAACGATGGAACCCCATTTTATGTATATAAGCCCTTGTATCTTAAAACACAAAATGAAATAACAGAGTGGGAGGAAAAAACCATATCAGTCTATCAGTCAGAAAAATATAGTTATACCTTTATTAAATTTATATATTGGAAATTAGAAGTTTTTAGCTGTGTTCTGGTATTAAGAAAAACAGATTGGTTTAAGAATAATATTCACCAATTGGAAAATGTTTGGAAGATTATTGAAATAGAGAGAATATCTGGGTATGAACATAGAGCACCTAAAAAAAACACAAAGAAGGAAGCGGTAGATTATAAAGAGAAACCATCTTTAGGGTGTCTATTACAGTTTAATAAAATAGTAAAACTCGATACAAATATAATTTAAAATCGGGGTATAACATCTCAATAATATAAGCGATAAATGTATTATTTGATATATATTAAATTTAATATAATATATTTGCCATATTTGTTCTAAATGGCATTAGGTTTTCATTTGTATCAAAATATCCAACACGTGTTCCACCTTCGTGGTTAACAGGTGGTAACTGTTCAATATAATTACTTTTCAAAAATTTTTCATTATATAATGCGCCACACATTGACGCAGGCATACACGTTCCTTCGTCTGGATTGGTTGGATATCGAATGTTATTAGTTATTTGTTTATATGAGCCTAATTCAAATATTGGGTAATGCCACCAAATATCATTTGCCGAATTCTCTGACAATTGATTTTTTCCAATTTGGGGATATGTATCTACCAATACCTCTGTTTGTGCCTTTGGGAACTGTCCTTGTGCTCCGTCTAAAGTATAATTTGAATATCCTTCCATATATTGTAATGAATCAGATAGTTTTAAAAAAAGCGGTAGTCCAATAGCTAGTACTAAAATAAGAAATAGGAATAAGAGGTCGTTCATATATATAAATTATATATTATTTTAGATATAATTTATATATAATTTTTAGAACTGGTTTAAAACTATCGGCTTGTTTTATTATATGAATATGAACAATTCTACTGAAATGCGCGTAAAAAAACGTGATGGGGAACTACAAGACGTATCATTTGATAAAATATTAGAAAGGGTTAAGAAACTAGGACACGAAGCAGGAATAACAATTAATTTTTCATCACTTGTAATAAAAGTTATAGACCAATTATACGATAAAATTCCTACCGCAAAGATAGATGAGTTGGCAGCTGAACAATGTGCTTCGCTATCTACACACCATCCAGATTACGCAAATTTGGCAGCACGTATTATCATATCAAATCATCATAAAAATACAGATAATTCGTTCGCAACAGTTGTCCGTAAATTATATACATTCAGAAATATTCACGATAAAAATACTCCTTTAGTTTCCAACGAGTTATATGATTTTGTGAATAAATTTAGCACCCAACTTGAAGATATGATTGATTACAACCGAGACTATTTAATTGATTATTTTGGGTTCAAAACATTAGAAAAGGCATATTTATTCAGATGTAATGACGTAGTTATAGAGAGACCTCAACATATGTGGATGCGCGTTGCCGTCGGTATTCATTATGATTTAAACTGTGTAAATGACGAAGAGTGTTTAGAACTCGTAAGAGAAACATATGAACTTATGTCACATAAATTTTTTACACATGCGACACCTACTCTTTTCAATGCTGGAACGCCAAGACCACAGTTGTCCAGTTGCTATTTAATAGCATTAGAAGATGATAGTATTGAAGGAATATATAATACTCTTAGTGATTGCGCACAAATTTCAAAATATTCAGGTGGAATAGGTCTACATATTCATAATATTCGCGCAAAGGGATCTCATATTCAAGGAACCAATGGAAAAACAGACGGTCTTGTTCCTATGTTACGAGTATTTAATTCCACAGCCCGTTATGTAAATCAGTCCGGTAAAAGAAACGGGTCGTTTGCTATATATCTAGAACCATGGCATCCAGATATTGAAGACTTTTTGGAGATGAAAAAAAACCACGGTGACGAAGAACTAAAGGCGCGTGATTTATTTTATGCGATGTGGGTTTCTGACCTTTTTATGGAGCGTGTAAAAAATAACGCAAAATGGTCGTTATTTTGTCCGAACGAATGTGTTGGACTTGACAACGCATATGGCGACATGTTTAAAGACCTCTATGAGAAATATGAATCAGCAGGCAAAGCACGAAAAATTGTAAATGCTCGCGATTTATGGTTTAAGATATTAGATTCCCAAATGGAAACAGGTACGCCATATATTCTATATAAAGATGCCGCAAATAAAAAATCTAATCAACAAAATCTAGGCACAATTAAAAGCTCTAATTTATGCACAGAGATATTAGAATATTCTGACTCAACTGAAACTGCTGTATGTAATTTAGCGTCTATCGCACTACCTGCGTTTGTGGATGAACAGACAAAACAATTTGATTATGACAAGCTACATAAAGTTACCAAAGTTGTCACTAACAACTTAAATCGCGTGATTGATATCAATTTTTATCCAACCGAAAAAACTAAAAAAAGTAATTTTAGTCATAGACCAATTGGAATTGGTGTTCAGGGGTTAGCGGATGCGTTTGTTTTAATGGATGTCCCTTTTTGTTCAGATGATGCTGTATTAATAAATAAGCTTATTTTTGAGACGATCTATCACGCAGCTCTAGAGAAAAGTAATGAAATTTCTATCGCTCGAAATAAAAGGGTAAATGATTTATTAGCCGGACCTAGGGAGCCAATATTAGAGTATATGAACCAATATGAATATAAATTACTAGAGGCAAACAATCTAAACCTTATGGGAACCTATTCTTCCTTTGTCGGGTCACCTACATCAAAAGGAATCCTACAATTTGATGCTTGGAATGTAACGCCAAGTGATAGATATGATTGGACTAGCCTTAAACAATCTATTATACAAAATGGTTTACGTAATTCACTTCTAGTTGCTCCTATGCCAACCGCATCTACTTCACAAATTCTCGGATACAATGAATGCTTTGAACCGTTCACTAGCAATTTGTATTCTAGAAGAACATTAGCAGGGGAATTTGTTGTTGTGAATAAATATTTAATGAAGGAGCTTATTGCTTCTGGGCAATGGAACGAACAAGTTAAAAATAATATTATTGCGAACAAGGGTTCAGTCCAACAATTAACTATGTTATCTGATCATGTTAGAAATAAATATAAAATTGTATGGGAGATGCCTATGAAACATCTTATCGACATGTCGGCAGACCGGGGTGCATTTATATGTCAGAGCCAAAGTTTAAATCTATGGATGGAGGACCCTACATATACCACATTAACAAATATGCATTTTTATTCTTGGAAGAAGGGTCTCAAGACTGGTATTTATTACCTGCGAAGAAAAGGCAAACATCAGGCACAACAATTTACAATTGAACCTGAAAATAACAGTTCAAGTGACAAATGGAGAGAAGAAGACGATATATGCGAAATGTGTTCAGCATAAATAGGATTTTTGAATATAATAAAAATAAATTACAGATTTTTATTATATTGGTTAAATTATATAAAGGTATAATATGAACTTACATAAATGTCTCATAACATTGCTCATATATTTTATGTTAATTTAGATAAGCGTATAGATAGAAAAGAAGAAATTGAACGCGAACTCACTAATTATGGATTGGAAGCAGAAAGATTTCCTGCTATTTATTTTCCAGAAGAAGGAATCGTTGGATGTGGAAAATCTCACTTACAAGTATTAGAACTTGCCAAATCAAGAAAATATCCAAATGTTCTTATTTTGGAAGACGACTTTTATTTTGTAGAACCAAAAGACGTACTTGAAAATGAATTAAGTAAACTATTTGAATTTAAACCAAACTTCGATGTGTGTTTTTTATCTTATAATTTAGAACACTATTATATAGACAACGATAATTCATTTTTAACACGAACCAAATTTTCCACGACTGCTTCGGGATATTTAGTCAACGGTCATTATTATGATAAATTGATAGATTTATATAAGGAATCCATTCCGAAACTAGAATCTACAAAAAAACATTGGATATATGCAAATGATCAAATATGGAAAATTTTACAGGAAGTTGATGAATGGTATTGTTTTACAAAGAGGTTAGGAAAGCAAAGAGACGGATTTAGCGACAACGGAAATAAATATGTTTCCTACAACTACTAGAATTACTCAACCGAATATCATCTGGTCTGTTGAAATTGTTGTAAATTTATCACACGTTTTATATATATCCTTATTAAGCGTCATCATAGCATAGCATCTCAGCGTCACCAGAATATCATTTAATGAATTATGTAGGTTATTGGGAGTTGTATCAAAGAGTTTTTGATGTAGTTCATTTAATCTGGGAAATTTATTATATTCACGTCCAGTTTTACCAACGACTTTAATCGCACACAACTCAATCGAATTCTGCATTGTGCAGTAAATATTTTTATAATTTCTTAATAAGAATAATTTTGTTTTAATAAGTGTAAGTTCTTTTGCGGATATTTCTGGCGGTGAATCGTAAATCATACGTAATAATTCAACATCAACTATATTTATATCAAATGATACATTATGACCGACTAATACATCCGCCTTTTTTAACGCATCGAAGAAACCATTCAGTGCGTTATCCAAATTAATACCTCTTGTTTGTGAAATATCACGCGTGATTCCATGAATCGCAGTTGAATCTTCGCTTATTACCACATCGCTTGCGGTTTTTATTATATTATCTTCCATTACAATTATATCATTTGTATCATCGTCATACATTATGTAACTTAATTGAACGATATGAGGCCATAAATGTAGTGTATCTTGGTTTATTACTCTAGACTTGGGTAATCCAGTTGTTTCTGTATCAAATATTAATACTTTCATTTTATTTATTACGTCTACTATTTTAAGTTTGTTTGAATCTTATTTTATATATATTAAACACGATTTTTATTTTCATTTTTATTTTATATTTTTAATAAAAATAAGTATACAAATTTACACGCGACATTAAATTTATAATATTTAAATGTCGTATTGTTATCATTAATAATTTTTACAGATTCCAAAACTTCTTCTGTGCCAAATAGTAATACCGTGTTCTTTTATTCCATCCATATGTTTTTTAGCGCCATATCCCTTATTTGAATCTATAGCGTAGTGTTCAGCAAGGGTTGGATTTTGTTCACATAACTCGATAATATATCTATCTCTCTCTACCTTTGCTAAGATTGAGGCAGCAGCAATAGACGCATATTTGTTATCACCGCCTTCAACTGTTGTATAAGGGATTATTTCCATCTTATCCTTTTTCTTGTTTAAAAGAGTTAGTGGTTTAAAATAGTTTCCATCAATTAATAAATTATATGTTACTGTTGCCGCAATACCACATTTTTTATTGTATTGTTTCATAATTTCTAATATCGATGTATGCATTGACAATTGTGTCGCTTGTAAAATATTGATCTCGTCTATCTTATGCTCATCTTCAAAGCTTATATACCAAGCTAGCGCATTTTTTTTTATATAATCTGAAGCCTCTTCTATCTTCTTTTTTGAATGAAATTTTTTACTATCCTTAACCATTGAACAATCAAAACTACCATCTTTAGGTAAAATTACAGCTGCTGTATAAACTCTTCCAAATAATGGACCACGCCCTACTTCGTCGACACCAATTTCAAATATGTCGGTGTCCTCATTATAACAAGGTTTTAATATTGGTTGTATTACTTTGGATTTACGTGTCTTATTAGTAGTTATTTCCTCTATATTTTCAACAGTGGGTTCAATTGAAACATTTGACAGTTCAACATTTATATTGTCATCACAACCCTTTTTCATCCTATATATTGTACTATATATTTTACATTTAAATAAATTCAATTTTAAATAATATTATAGATTAAAACTTTTTTCACTATATAAAATATACAATGAACACTGAAGCATTATTTCTTTTTTTGATTTTATTATTAGGTCTTGTTTTATGTTCCTTTTTAGGAGGTAGATGTGGAAATGAAGGATTTACAGGAAATTTTACAGGGACATTTGTAGGCGATGTGAGCAATAATATGAATCAACAAATAAATACAGGTGGAGGAAATGGGTCAACATCATCATCAGGCAGTTATGACAACTATAATCATTATAGCGGGACGTCATCTCAGTTAGTTCCAGGCACAACCTTTAATGGTCCTAATGGTGGAACAGTTGTAGTTATTTCTAATAGCGATGGCTCACAAAGTTTACAAATTACAACGGCGAATGGCGAACAACCATTAACATTTACTGCTAATAATTCATCTACATCATCTACATCATCTACATCTAATACCACCGAAAGTTACACTAATTATTCAGGATATAATGGAACAGCTACAACCTATTATGGTCCAAGTGGAGAGGTAGCTACAGTAATAAATACCAATAATGGCGGTCTAGCTATTGTCGTTCAAACGTCTTCAGGGTCATATACATATACTCAATCGGGAACTAATTCTAATCAAGGCGACATAACTTCTACACAATACTACGGAAGCACCGGATATCAAACTCAACCGGTATCGAGTTTATCATACCAAGGGCCTTATGGTGGTAGCGCAGGTTCTGTAACTGGACCTGGAGGCAATACTGCGTATTATGCTCAGGGAGCGAATGGTAACACTGCTGTCGGAACATCCGCAAATAATAATTATGTCCAAGGACCTTATGGTGGTAGCGCAGGTTCCGTAACTGGACCTGGAGGCAATACTGCGTATTATGCTCAGGGAGCGAATGGTAACACTGCTGTCGGAACATCCGCAAATAATAATTATGTCCAAGGACCTTATGGTGGTAGCGCAGGTTCCGTAACTGGACCTGGAGGCAATACTGCGTATTATGCTCAGGGAGCGAATGGTAACACTGCTGTCGGAACATCCGCAAATAAT